ACACAGCGGAACTGTCTGTAGGCTTTGGCCGCAAGGTCAGGAATCTGGTTGATTCTGAAGATTTTAAGGAAATTTTTCCTGCCCTAGCACTCAGAGCAGATTCCAAGGCAGCAGGACGCTGGAGTACCAATCAGGGCGGGGAATACTTCGCTATTGGTGTTGGCGGTGCGGTGACGGGTAAAGGTGCTGATTTACTGATTATTGATGATCCCCACTCCGAGCAGGACGGGCAAAGTCTTGATGCGGCTGTGTTTGATAAAACCTATGAATGGTATACCTCCGGCCCACGCCAGAGACTCCAGCCAGGCGGTGCGATCATTATCGTTATGACCCGATGGCACAAGCGGGACTTAACAGGAAAGATTATTAAAGCATCCTCGCAAAGAGAGGGAGTTGATGATTGGGAAGTTATTGAGTTTCCTGCCTTAATGCCTTCGGGTAACTCGCTTTGGCCTGAGTTCTGGAGTCAAAAAGAACTGCTTGCACTTAAAAATGAACTGCCTGCTTCTAAGTGGGAAGCTCAGTACCAGCAAAGTCCTACCTCTGAGGGAGGCGCTTTGGTGAAGCGTGAGTGGTGGAAACGCTGGGAGCGTGATGATCCGCCGAGTTGTGAGTTTATTATTCAGTCCTGGGATACGGCTTTTCTTAAAACCAGAAGGGCTGATTTCTCTGCCTGTACCACTTGGGGCGTTTTCTACCAGCCAGATGAAGATGGCACTACAAGAGCCAATATTATCCTGCTAGATGCCTACAAGAAGCGCATGGAGTTTCCAGAACTAAAGAAAACAGCAATGGAGTTTTACAATAACTGGAGTCCTGATGCTTGCATCATTGAGGCTAAAGCTGCCGGAGCGCCGTTGGTGTTTGAATTGCGCGCAATGGGAATACCCGTTTCAGAGTACACGCCATCCAGAGGAAATGATAAGGTCGCGCGTGTAAACGCAGTAGCAGATATGTTTGCATCGGGGGTTGTCTGGTGTCCAGAAACCCGATTTGGGGAAATGGTGATCGAAGAGTTTGCCTCTTTTCCTGTGGGCGAGCATGATGATCTGGTGGACAGCAGTACACAGGCTTTGTTACGGTTCCGTCAAGGTGGGTTTTTAAGGCTTAGTTCCGATGAAGAAGATGATCCACTGCCTAGAAGAAGAGCAGCTTATTACTAATGCATGGAGAAAGTAATGCCTAGTTATTATGACAGCACTAAAAAGAAACCATCTAAAGCCAGGGTTAAGTACAAGAAAGGCGGTAAGGTTAAAAAAATTACTAAGGGTGGAAAAACAATAGCCCGTGGTAGTGGTGCAGCTCGAACTCAATATTTTGGTAAAAACGGATAAATGGCTATAGAGCGCCCTATGGGGCTTGACCCCTTTTCACAATCGCCTCAACAAGAAGATTCTATTGAGGTAGACATTGTGAATCCAGAATCTGTATCTGTGGATACGCCTGATGGCGGAGTCATAATTGATTTTGATCCTAATGGTGATATGGGCGGCAGTAGCGACCACAATGAAAATCTAGCAGATTTAATGGAGGAAAATGATTTACGAGGAATTGCCTCCGATTTAATCAGTGCTTTTGAGGCTGACAGGGACTCTCGTTCTGATTGGGAAAGCACCTACATCAATGGATTAGACCTTCTTGGCCTGAAGAACGAAGACAGGTCTGAGCCTTGGGATGGTGCTTGTGGGGTTTTTCACCCTGTACTGACTGAAGCGGTTATCCGCTTTCAGGCACAAGCGATTCAGGAAATATTCCCTGCCGCTGGTCCTGTTAAAACATCGGTTGTCGGTCAGATAACAGATGAGAAATCTCAACAATCGGCTAGAGTACGAGACTACCTAAATTATCTCATTACTGAAAAAATGACCGAATACCGATCTGAAACAGAAAAAATGCTGTTTTCTCTGCCTTTGGCCGGTTCTGCTTTCAGAAAAGTGTACTACGACCCCAATATGGGTCGGCCTTGTTCCATGTTTGTACCCGCTGAAGATTTTGTAGTGAGTTACGGAGCTTCTGATCTGGTCACTTGTGAACGCGCCACTCATATTATGAAGCGCACCAGTAATGAGGTACGCAAATTACAGATCTCAGGATTCTACAGTGATGTTTATTTACCTGATCCCAGTCCTGATACCGGAGATATAGAAAGAAAATACAACCAGCTAACAGGCGGGTCGGCCAACTATGAGTTCGATAACCGCCACACTATTCTGGAAATACAGGCAGAAATTGATTTAATTGGATTTGAGGATTCTGAATACGGTGAGCCTACGGGTATAGCCTTGCCTTATGTCGTAAGCATTGATAAATCTTCCCGTCAGATACTCTCAATACGCAGAAACTGGTATGAAGATGACCCGATGAAGATGAAACGGGAACATTTTGTCCATTATCAGTATTTGCCAGGTATTGGATTCTACGGATTCGGTCTAATTCACATGATTGGTGGTCTGGCTAAGTCTGCAACCAGTATTTTACGGCAGTTGGTAGACGCAGGAACGCTATCTAATCTGCCTGGTGGCTTAAAATCCCGTGGATTACGCATTAAAGGCGATGATACGCCCATTATGCCAGGTGAATTCAGGGATGTTGATGTTCCAGGTGGCGCAATACGGGATAACATCACGTTTTTGCCCTACAAAGAGCCATCCAACGTCCTTTATCAGCTTTTAGGCGATATTGTTACTGAAGGTAGGCGTTTTGCTTCTGCTGGTGATGTAAAAGCCGCCGATATGAACGCTGAAGCGCCTGTTGGCACGACACTGGCGATTCTGGAACGCTCCATGAAGGTAATGAGTGCGGTTCAGGCCAGACTTCATGCTTCGATGAAGAAGGAATTGCGGATTCTTTCTGGAATTGTCAGAGATTTTGGCCCCTCTGAGTACCCTTATGACGTTAAAAATGGGGAGTTAGTAGCTGAAGACTTTGATGATCGAGTAGACATCATTCCAGTCAGTGATCCTAATGCAGGGACTATGGCACAACGGATTATGCAGTATCAGGCTGCACTACAACTAGCAGTGCAAGCCCCTCAAATGTACGATTTGCCTCTTTTGCATCGTCAAATGCTCGAAGTTCTAGGTATTAGGGATGCTGACAAGATTGTGCCACTTGAAGATGAAATTCCAGTGACTGACCCTGTAACCGAAAATATGAATATAATTAACGGAGAACCCGTTAAGGCATTTATCTTCCAGGACCATGAGGCTCATATTCAGGCTCATGTATCTTTGATTGAAGATCCAAAGATTATGGAAATTATGTCTCAGAGTCCTACCGCAAAGGCTTCAGAGGCGGCAATGGCTTCACATATTTCAGAGCATGTTGCTTTTGCCTATAGGGCCAAGATTGAAAAAGAACTTGGTGTTCCGCTGCCTGGGCCTGATGAGAAATTACCAGAAGATATTGAGCTTAGGCTTTCTAGGCTTGTAGCGCCCGCAGCAGCACAGTTGACTGGAAAAGATAAGCGTGAAGCTCAGATGCAAAAACAAATGCAGGAGTCTGAAGATCCCATTATTCAGATGCAGCAACAAGAATTGCAGATTAAACAACAACAAGCGCAGGCTAAATCACAAGCAGATATGGCTAAGATTCAGCTTGATTTGAAGAGGCTTACGGACAAATCTGGTATTGATAGAGAGAAATTAGCGACTCAGGAAAGAATAGAAACTGCTAAATTAGGGGCTAGAATTGCAGCCGATAATAGCAGGGATCAGCTTGAATCTAAGAAAATTGCTAGTAAAGAACAACTTGAAGGTGCTAAATTAGGAAAAGATATAGCAAAAGACCTGATGGGAAGTCCAAACTCTAATGGATGAACTGGATGTTTTAAGGATAAAATATCGAGAGTTGCTTAATGATATGAGCGATCACATCAGTACAGGAAGCTGTCAGGACTTTTCAGAATATTCGCGCTGTTGCGGTGTCATAGAAGGAATTGCAATGGCGGAAAGAGAATTACTTGATCTAAAAAAGAAGGTCGAGCAAGCATAACGCTATATTGTATAGCGCAGGTGACTCTGGACACTAATTTCCAGTGCAGGAGAAAAATCTAATGGCTGAGTCATTAGCAATAGTAAACGAGGAGGACAGCAATATTGAAGAAATTAATATTGATGAGTCCA